TATTGGAAACGGTGATACAAGAATATTAGATGATAAGTCTAGAAACTTCTCAACGGATGTATTCTGGCCAATGAAGCATCAGTTCTCTTCACAGAACACTTCTTATGCTACAGTATATGGTAACTGGGCACAAACATATGACCAGGGATTAGGTGAGCTTGTATGGGTTCCGTTCTCAGGATATGCTGCAGCTACTATGGCTAAGAGTGACGCTGCAACGTTCCCATGGTTTGCGCCAGCAGGATTTAACAGAGGGTTACTTACAACTGCAACTGATATTGCAATTAATCCGAATCAGAAGCAAAGAGATGAGTTGTATAAGTCAGCTATTAACCCAGTAGCATTCTTCCCATCACAGGGTAATGTTATATTTGGACAGAAGACCTTACAGAAGAAACCAAGTGCATTCGATAGAATTAATGTTAGAAGGTTGTTCTTAGCATTAGAAAGACCTACTAAGAAAGCAGCTCAGTTCTTCGTATTCGAACCTAATACAGAATTCACTAGAACGAGACTAGTTAACGTGTTAACACCTTTATTTGAGAGGGCTAAACAAAACCAAGGAGTTTATGACTACTTGATTGTTTGCGATGAAAGAAACAATACTCCGCAAGTTATTGATGAAAATAAACTTAGGGTTGATATTTACCTCAAGCCAGTCAGAACTGCAGAGTTTATCTTAATTACCTTCTATGCGACTAGAACAGATGCTAATTTCCAAGAAATAGTTGATGGACCCGGTCTTTTATACGAGGGAGGAGGAGTTAGTTAATAAATAATTATATGGCAACGACAATACAAAACTTTTTTGCAGCAGCAGCACAAAAACAATTTGCAAGAGACTTTCTTTTTAGAGTGCAGCAAATTAATTTAGCTGGTGGAGTTAATCTTAATGGTGAAGATGATCTACTGTATGCTAGATCAGGTTCTTTACCTGGCAGAAATATTGAAAACAAAGAAGTAAACTACATGGGACTTACTTTTAATGTTCCAGGAAGAGCAACATATTCAAATTCTGCTGCTTATTCTATTGAGTTTTACGCTGATGGTAATAATACATTGAGAGATAAGCTTGAAAAAGCTTCTAGAGCAGTATTTGATGATGTTACTAGTAGTGGTGAATATGGCATGCCAGGAGAAGGAGATGTAATAAATCTTACAGTCTTAAATAAAGATTTGGCACCTGTAAAAGATATTCAATTAGTAGGAGCTTCAATAAGAGAGATTGGAGATATATCTTATAATATTGCTGATGGTACTGGAGAAGTAGTTACTTTTCCAACAACATTCTCATATCATTTTTATAGAGATTTTAGCTAAAGCATAGTTAACTACTAAATATTAGTAGTGGCCATAACTCCTCCAGAAAAATTCTTAGACGCTTTTGCTGAAAATGAAAGTTATTATTTATCTCTTCCGTTTTTATGGTCTGTTGAACTTCCAGATATAACTGGCATTACTGGTGAAATTAATTCAGCGTGCGCTAAAATAACACAACAAAATGCATGGTCAGTTGGTGCTCCTTTCTCAGGAGGTAGCGCTAGCAACGAAGGACAGCTTCTCGCAGCAAGACAAGTAACTATACCTAATGAACAATCTACCTTTTTAGAAGCAGGTCAAAATAATCGAGGCGGATTTATGCCTGGTTACGGTTTACAACAAAGAGAGAGCTTTTTAACCAGGACATTAGCAATAAATTTTATAGAAACTATAGATGATATTACTCATAATCTTTTTACTCCATGGAGTATAGCATTAAGTGTCGACGGGTTAATTAACTTTGGTTTAAGAACTAGTATTATTGTGCAACAATATGATAACCAAGGTAAAAAAAGAAAGGGGTATAAATTTATAGAGGCTTTTCCTACTAATGTTGAAGGGTTTACTGTAACGCAAGATCCAGATGCTCCGTTTACTGAAAAAACAGTCACATTCTCATTCACCGACTACGTACCTTACTAGTTGCTCTAGAAATATATTGTTGTAATTAATATTATGTATATAACTCATATTTTGCCTAATGGTAAAGAGGTAAAATTAAAAGAAATTCTTTACAAAGATTTACGTACTTTTAATCTATATGGGGAAGCAACTATAAAGGGAAGATTAAATTTTTTAGAATCCTTTATTATTACTAAAGGTCTTAATATTATGGAAAAGCTTCACGCTTTACTTTACTTAAGATTAATTTGTATAGGTGATAATTTAATTATAGGTTCTGAAAAAGGCGATGTTGGAGTAAGTTTGAGCTTCATAAAAGATAATGTTGGGGGTATTAATAACATAACAAAAATTATTGAAGATAAAGGAATTGAATATACTCTTGACTACCCTTTAAACTTTAATCAAGGAGATGATGATTTTCTTCTTTCTGTAGTAACTAAAATAAAATTTAATAATCAGGAATTAGATATAGGTAAATTAACAGAAGAAGAATATGAAGCAGTTTTATTGAAGCTGCCAAAGGGATTGTATGGGCATGTAGATAAATTTTTAGAGCATAATAGTAACTTTTTTGAATTAATGTTATTAGATGAAAGAGAAAATTTAAAGATAAAACCTTTACAATTTAATATATTACATGAATCTTTTACTTACTTTATAATCTCGCTTTTTAATTGCTTAGATGTACAAGGATATAGAGATTTACTATTTGCTCTATCTAAAAGAATAAACGATGTTACTTTTTTAACAAACTGCACGTACGTAGAGTTAAATGACTATTTTGAAATGTATAAAAAAGAACTAGAAGAGAGTAACCCTCAATCTGGATAAATAAAATTCTCTGTTAAATATATACAATGAGCAACGAAGTTACAAATTTTTTACAAAAGTTAGAAGAGATAAATGATGAAAAGATTAAGATCTTTGTTCCTTCATTAAAAAAAGATGTTGAAACAACACCCTTAACTTTAAAGCAGCAAAAAGACCTAATCGCTTCAACGTTAGATGGAATTAAAGGACTTCTTAACTTTAATAAGACTCTTAACGATATAGTTATTACTAATACAGGTAATAAAGAATTTAAAATCTATGATAAGTTTCCTTTTGTTATTCATCTAAGAAAGCAGTCTTTAGGAAATAAAATTAAGCAAGGAGATAATATTATTGATTTAGATAATATTCTTAAAAATATTAAAAAAGTACCGCTTAATATTAAGGATACTAAAACAGTCACATTAAAAAATTTAAAGGTAGGACTAAGAATACCTACACTAATCGAAGAGAGTGCTATATTAAAGAAGGGTGAGCAGGATGTTGTAGTACAAGAAGATTCTACTAAAGAAGGTGTAGGTATGTTGTATATGCTAGAAATCTTAAAGTATATTGAAAACATTACTATTGAAGAAGATATAATAGAATTCTCTAAGATAAAAATTAGTGATAGAATTAAATTGATAGAGCAGCTTCCTCTATCTATGTATAATGAAATTTCTGAGTATATAGAAAGCGTTAACAGATATCTCAATGAAATCTTAACTATAGATGATATAATAGTGTCAATCGACACGCAATTCTTCGATACAAGTGATATAGATTAAATATCTATGTGGCTTCTTTAGACGATAACATAGCTAGACTAGTAGCGCAAAGAGAAAAAGATCAAGGCGAGCTTGAAGAAGAGCAGCTAGCTAAAAATAAATTTCGTAGAGATGTAATACCATCTCCAGGTACAGCTCTACCTGGTGCTCGTAAATCAAAAAAACCTACAGCTACAATTACTTCTGTTGAAAGAAGTAGGATACTAAACGAAACTAAGATCATTCAAGATCTTATGGAAAAAATGTATCCGTGGATGTATAAAAAACCAGCAGATGAAAAAGGAGCTACCAAAGTAGCAAAGCGTGTAGCTACTGACGTTGAAAAATCAGAAGAAAAGAAAACACCTGATGCAAAAAAGACAGTAAGCACCTTTGGTAAAATATTAGGAGCTCTTGCTTTAATTGGTGTCGCTTTTGCTTTGTTCAAGGATAAATTGAAAGAGCTTTGGGAAGCAATAAAAACAAAAATTGGTGAACTGTTTGATAAATTTCCGGGATTATTTAAATTAGCTATTAGAGGTCTTTTAGCAGCTCCTCTTACCGCTCTAAAACTAGCTATGAAAGGTGTGAGTCTGGGTGTTAAGTTATTGCTTAACCCTCTAGGAGCTATGTTAGATATACTAAAAGGTCTCGGTAAGATTATAGTAGGTGGTGTGGGGATAGCTATAAAAGGAGTTGTAGCAGCAATTAAAGGTGTTGGTAGTGTTGTAGGAAAAATTTTAGGTATAACTGCTAAATCATCTGCAGCCGCTGGTGGTAAAATAGCAGCAAAGACAGCACAAGCAGCTGCCGCAAAAAAAGCTGCTGGAAAGGCCGCTGGTAAATCGCTATTGAAAAAAATTCCCGGGGTGGGGTTACTAGCGGGTATAGGTTTTGGAGTAGCTCGCGCAGCAAAAGGCGATTGGGCTGGAGCATTAGGAGAAGTAGCTTCAGGAGCTGCAAGTACAGTACCGGGGTTAGGTACAGCTGCTTCTGTAGCAATTGACGTAGGTCTCGCTGCTAGAGATATAAAAAAGGCTAAAGAAAGCGCTCAATCAGAGATGATACCAGAAGAAATTGAAGATGGTATAATTAAACCTGATGGAGGATTATTAGTTCAAGGCAAAAAAGGAATGTTTAAGTTAGCTAAAACTGATTCTGTTATTGCCGGGGAGTTACCTAATGATAATAAAAAAGATAATACCTTAACAAGAATAGGTAAATCTCTATTTTCTCCTTTTATTGAAAGTAAGAGTGGTAAACGTACAATAAATCCATTAGCTTTAATGAACCCTATTGCCTCAACATTTTTAGCTTCTAAAACTATTTTTGATAGAATAAGAGAAAGAAAAGAAGAAAGAGAGAAAAAAAGAAAACAGGAAGCTGAGGGTCGTCGTATATCTGACTCAATTAAAGAAAGTGGAGAAAAACAAGCTAAGCCTTTAAGTGATTATTTAAATTATAAAATAAAGCAAGATAAAGATATGATAGCTTTACTTGGAAGATCTAATAAAACTTTAGAAGAGATAGAAAAAAATACAAGAGGTGGTATGGGACCTACAATTATGCCTCCTGGTCAAAAACAAACAGCGGCTCCTCCTGCTCAATCCAGCGGTAGCAATAATACTGTTATGCCTAATATAAACGCTAATACGGGAGGCGCTAGAAAATTAGATAGTAGATCTGGTTATTTAAATTCAGCATATAGTGTTACCCCTAATACTCTTGTCACATAGCCGTATGTATAAATATTTATATGGCTGATTATGACGTAGTAGCAGATTACTCTTGGACAAGTGTTCCTACGAATTCTGGTCTTCGTGATGAAGCACCCTATGTCTTTGTGTCTTCTTTTGAGCTTGCTGAGAGTCAGTTAAGAGCATTTGTCTCTGGTTATTTAAATTTAACAAATGACGCATCGCAAAAAGATGCTATGACGTTTTATAAAAATTTATATAAAACAAAGGGTTCACCTACTTCTTTTAAGTTTCCTTATTTTGAAGATAATTTTAGATCTTATGCTAATAATTACGCAGATACGTTTTCACAAATATCTCAAAGAGGTGCTCAATTTTTAGGTGCTCCTACTTTTGAAACTGCGGGAGGTATAGTAGAAGAAGCATTAGTAGGCGGCGCGGCCTTAGCATCACAAACTCAATCAGAATTTGTAAAACAGTTTACGCAAAAAGCTGCTGATGTATCAGCTGCTGCATCAACTAAATTAAATCCTATCTTAGGTAAATTAGGTAATGCAACAACTGATAAGGAAGGAAAAACATCATATGAATTTAGAATACCAGCACCTGGTAACCCTTCTGATTTTCCTGGAACATACATTGAAACGCCAAAGTTTTTTCAATATGCAAACACTGATGCTGCATTAGAAGTAAATTTTTTATTAGCTAATACTATAAATGAAAATGACGTTTCAATGAACCAAAAGCTTATAAGTGAAATAATAAAAGAGTCTAGGCCTAAACGAAACACAGCCATAGAGCTATCTTTTCCTCGTATATATGAAGTTGAAGCTCCTGGTTTAAGATTCATCAAATGGGCATATTTGTCAAATGCAGCTTTTAATTTAGTTGGTGCACGTAGAGTGGTAGATGGTAAAATTGTACCAGAGGCTTATGCTATATCTTTATCTTTTCAATCTTTAACCTTAGAACCTTCTAATTTCTTAGAAGAAGCAAACATGTCATGAGTTTAACAGGTAAATTAGGACAATATAATACTGAGATAGATAGTCTATCTGGTGTAGAATATAATAGATACGAGAATATATTTAAAGTATATACTCAACAAACTGATGGTAAAGAATTTTACTTTTACAATATTTTAAATAAGGTAGAGTTTCCTAAAAATATGAATAGCACATATTTTGATCTACATACGGTCAAAGCTAGAACTCCTCTTACTACTGTATCGTATGAACTTTATGAAACCATACATAACTGGTGGATTATATACTTAAACAATAAAGACATACTTAAAAATCAATTTTATGTAGAAGGTGGTACTCAGTTAAAATTTATTAGACCAGAATTTTTGCCTTTTATTTTTAACGAACTAACTAATTCTACTATATTTGGCAACCGACATTACTAATGGAGTTTAAAATAAATAATGCTGTTTATGAAGCCGAATTTACTTTACAAACAAAAGGAAGTGAGACCGGTAAAATAGAGTTTTCTAAATCTGCTATAAGAGGAATGGATTTAGAAGAAAATTTTCTGGAACCTTTTACGAACGGCAATGTGTATATTAATAACCCAATGGATTTTATTGAGGATGGTGCTTTAATTAGAGGTGACGGATTAGATGTCTTTAAATTTAGTTTTTATCCAAAAGACAGTGGCAACGGTGTAGGAGGATTTAGTGGTGACGCGCAAGGTAAAAAATTAGAATATGAGTTTGTTATTACCGGTGAAGTAAATAGTGCTTCACAAACAGATAGACTTAATAATTTTAAAGTATACTCCTTAATGGATATTAACTATCATAAGCTTAATGCAAAAATACCATATGGGACTAGATTTAGAGGAAAAGTTGGTGATATAATAAAAAATGTACTAATAGGTAAATGCGGGCAAGATAAAGTGGCGGATTGCTTATCTTGGGAAACAGGCGATATGGTAATTGACGTGTTACCTGAACATATTCTTCCTCCTTCTACTTTTAGATATTCCGACTTATTAAAATACTTACTAAAAATTAATTATAAAAAGGTAGGAAAAACATACGTTAAGCTGTTTTTAAATTATTGTCGTACTTGTAAAAAGTTTCAATATTTAGCGTTAAACGATTTCTTTAAATTCGCTACAGATGACCCACAAGAAGTATTTATGGCTAATGATTTGGTAGATAAAATAGGTGAAGTTAATATTAATAATCCTGCTCAATCATTAGGTCAAACTCCTACTAATGTTTATAATTCTTCGCTTCCAAACTCAGATTTCTCTACACCTATGTTAGTATATACTAATGCCTTTTTAACTAATATGTTAGTTTCTGACTATGATCCAACACTAGGTGAACATAAAATGAAATTACTTAGGATAAAAGAAATTAAAAAAGAATGGAAAAAATTATTTGTAGATATAGCAAAATACGCTGGAGGTAAAGCAAAACCATGGTTGGTATTAAACAGTGTAAAAAATTCTGAAGTATTTCGAAATATTGGTTTTCCTTTTCCAGGTGATAAGGCTAGCAAAATAGCAGAAGCTGAATTAACTACTAATATGACATTTTTTAACTTGCAGCTAAATTTTAGTACTTTAGGAAATGTTTTAAGAGAGCCTGGAAATGCTATTGATGTAGCTGCATCTAGACCCCATAAAGAAGAAGGAGATAACAGTCTTGGAGGGCAAGTTGAACATAGAAGTGATTCAAAGCTACTTGGTACGTGGTTTATTACAAAAGTTAGACATGAATTTACAACAGCTAAAGTAGATGGGTATACGAATATATTACAATGCATAAAGCCTCATATTGGTCCGGGAGGACAAGAACCAAATGATTGTGTATCTTTAGACGCAGAAACACCAGAAAGTTAGTTATGGCTGAATTTACTAAAAAAGTTGAAATATTGAGAGCATTGGTCCGCACTAAAGATCAATTCACGAAAGAGTTTCCGGATGTGGCTGAAAAGATGCAACAAGGTCAATCCTACATACCGTTTACTGAATCTTCAGGTATGGGATCTTCACCTGCTACTACTATTAGAGATATAGATTTAAAAATAATAGAAGAATTTAAAAAAACCTTCTCACTAGGATTCAATCAACTAATGTCGTTTATACAGAAACTAGATGAAGCTTCTCCTACTGGTGACGAAAATAACGAACAGCAAAAAAATATATTAGACGTCTATTCGGTTTTATACTATCTTGAATGCTTATTAAGAGGTCCATACGCTGGGGCGTTACAGCAAGAAGGTATGAAACTCCCGGATATTTTTAATGCAAGTCCTGATATTATGGGAATTAATGCTGAAAATCCAGAACAAGCAGGTTCTTCAATACCTGTGTTTACTGGGGTTACTTCTGATTTACCTAGTATTACGGTAGGTAAATGCCCTAGTATATTAGTACAATTGCTTCAAACAGGTAAAGCTTTAACCCAGGGCATGTTTAATTCAAATGTAGGTTCTGCAGTAGCTACAGATAACACTTTACCGTATATAGACAAAGAAAATGATTTGCGTATGACAGAAGAACCAGGTGACGGCAGAAGCGGAATAAATCCTGCTCATGGTAATCATATGGTAAAAGATAGAGAGAAAATTAAACTAGTAGAAGCTGCAATAGAGGGTATTATTAATTCTATAAAAGAATTTTTAGGAAAGAAACCTTATCAGTTATTCTTGTTTAAAAGAGGTGTAAATTATTTTAATAAGCAGATAAACAAAGCTAGATCTGCTAATAAGAGAGAGACTAGATTATTTGATTATATGAAGCAAAGATTTGAAGAAGAAGAAGATGACTGTGCTAAAGACGGGGTAGGAGAAGAAATATTAGAGCTAGAAGAAACGCTAGTAGGAGCTGATATGTTTGGTCAGACTTTTGATAGTATTACAAGAAGGGAATTTGAATTAAAGACACAAAATAATGACGGTGCTAATTTGTTTAAATTATATACTGTAAAGGGTCAATTAGGTAGTGGAGATGAACCAGAGTCAGATCCTATTACCTGTTAAACATCACCGTTTTCATCTATTTTCATATCCTCATAAGGCCCTACAACAGTCCTATAATATTCCTGCTTACAGCATTCTAATGCTCCGATCATTTCATTTAGATTAGAATAATTTTTACCGTATGCTCTTATAAAGTTATCAATAAAAACTGTCATTACATAGTTTAACTCTCCAGCGTTTTTAGGGACATAATTTAACCCTGCAACGTTTAGTTTATCTTCTACGTCTTTTCTTTGAGATGGTTTAATGTAAGGCATTTTCTAAATTAACTAAACAAGCGAAAGAATTAATTTCTTTATCTACAACAAAAGCACTCTTATATAGATGATCTGCTATAGTAGCAATACATGTCTTTTTCTTAGCATCATCTAAGTTCGAACTATATACAAAGTTTAAAAAGTTACATAAGAGAGTATCATAATCACCTTGAAATCTATCCTCATTTTCAATAAGATACTTTCTAGCTTCTAGCGTTTTTTTACTAGCTACTTTTTTGTAGATGGTCTCGAGAAGCTCGCTATCGCTATTAATGTTAGCAATACACAACTCTGAATCAATAACGTTCTTTTGAAGCTCATTGATCGCTTTCCGTAAATCGGGGAAGTGACGCTTAACGAGTTGGATGAATTTGATCTTTTGTTCATCTGATACTTTAACATTTTCATTTTTTAGAATATAATAACAACGCTTTACAGCTAGTTCTACTACCGGCTTAATATCTAAAGCTTGACACCTTGATTGCAAGGCAGGAATAATTTTATGTTTATAGTTAGCTGTAAGAATAAACCTACAATACTTAGCGAATGTCTCCATAGTATTACGCAATGCAGCTTGCGCTTGAGGAGTAAGTCCATCAGCTTCGTCTAAGATTACTACTTTAACACCCCCATCAAAAGATTTAGTTTGAGCGAAGTTAGTGATATTATGTCTGATGGTATCAATACCAGACTCATCAGAAGCATTAATATAAAGATAATTACATCCGAGTATATCGTTAACAATAACTCTAGCAAGGGTGGTCTTACCAGTACCAGGATTACCAACAAAGAGAAGATTAGGTATTTCATTTTTAAACTCTTTAACTATTTTAAGAGTACGTTTATCTAAAATAATATCATCGAGCTTAGCAGGACGATATTTCTCAACCCAAATTTTATCAAAATCAATCATAATTATTTACCAGAAGAACCAAAGCCTTTTTCACCTCGTTTAGATTCTATAATTTCTCCTTCAGAAACTTCTACAGTATAGTTTCTATAAACTACAAACTGAGCAATTCTATCTCCAGCTTTAACTTCGTAATCAGTATCAGTATTATTATATAATTTTACACCCGCATCTC